CTATCTGTCGCCCCGGTCAGGGGCTTTCTTTTTGGGTGCGTCCGGGGCCCGCTGCTCCTGGGCTTCCCGTTGGGCTGCTTTCAGTTGTTCGGCAATCGGGGGCTGGTGTTTGGCCTCCTTATGAGCCCGCGCCGCTTCCTGGCGTTCAATGCTGCGGACGCGAACGGCCAGTTGCTCCGGGGTGATGTATTCTTTCACCACATAACTGCCGAAGTCAGGGTAAAACCATGTCAGCCGTTTCTGATCCGGGACACGGTGAGCATCCTCCCATTTCCCCACCACCTGGGCCTGGGCATCCATCTGCCGCCGAATGTCCAAGTTTTCACGGGCGGGCCGAAGCTCATAGTCCTGCATTTCCCGCTCTGTCAGGGGATGGGCATAGATGATGGCTCCCCACGCCTGGAACGACTCACCTGGCACTTGCTGTCGGGTAAAGTACAAATCCATGTGGACAGGGCGGTTAAAGTAGCTGTTCGGGTAAGTGCCGATGTCGATGGGCCGCTGGGTGGAGTAGTATTTGTAGGTTTCCTTATCCGGGGCCTGCTCTATCTCAAACACATGATAGCGCCGCTGATAGTCCTCTGCCCGATTGTGCAAATCCCGTTCCGCCATATCGGGCTCGTTGTGGTAGTGGCCCCAAAAGAAGTCGCGGTGTCCGTCCTGCTCATTGAATTGCCATGTCACATAGGGGTTAGGGGCCTTGGGGTTTTCGCCCAGCACAAAGCCGCATTTGTTATCAAACAGGATCGTGCGGCGGATCACATAGCCTTGATTTTCTTCCAGAATAACACCTCCTTGATGTTGACAGCATCCGTGCCAAACAGGGGCAGGCCGTAGAAACATACGGCCTGCCCCAAAAGCGGCCCCGAAAAGCCTTGTAATCAGCGGGTTTCGAGGGCCTAATTGTCAACGCCCCAGCCCCGTCTTTTCCGCATATATTCCCGCTGTTGTCGGCGGTGAGCTTTCTTTGCACAGGCCGCCGAGCAGTAAGCCTGCCGCCGATCCGGGGCAACGGGCCCGCCGCAGATAGGGCAAATCTTAAAATCCGGCCTGGGCCCCTCGGTCAAGAGGGCGGCCTCCAGCGCCGGATCAAGGGGCAGCACCGCCTCCCGAAAGTAGCGGCACAGCGCCCCCGTCCAGCATTTCCCCAGCATATAGCACTCACAGTCCAGGGGCAGGCAGCCGCACTCCCGGTCATAGTTGGCACACCATTTTGTCACCAGGGCGCGGATCGCCCGTTTTTCCTCGCGTGTCAGTTCACGGGCCAAGCCGTCACCTCCCGCCAGCCGGGGCCATAAGCTCCCGGTAGCAGGACACGCAGCCGATCCCGCGCCAGTAGGGACACCCGGAACACCGGGAGCCCCTGGGCGGCTTTGCCGGGGCCGGAGCCTGGGGGCGGGGCTTCTGCTGCATCATCTTTTCATAGGGGCTGTTGGTAAACCTCATTTGTCCGCCTCCTCTCCGTCATCGTCCTCCTCGTCCCAGGGCGGGCCGTCATCGTCCTCGTCCCCGTAGCCGTCCGGCTCGTCATAGTCCGTGAGCTCGTCGCCGTAGTCCTCCTGGGGCGCGGCGGCTTTCTGCTGTTTGGGGCGCAGCACCTTGAAATAGAACGCCGCTCCGCCGCCCACCAGGGCCACGGCCAGCACCGCCAGGAGCATCCCTGTGTTGCCGCCCGTTTCCGGCTCAGCCTCCTCCGGGGCGGGCTCCTCGGTTTCCGTGGGCTCCGGCTCCGGCTCAACGCCCACGCACTTGCTCATATTGACAGAGCAGACGGCGCAATCCGTATTGACGGCCCCCGCCTCGCATTTTTCAGAGCAGGAGCACACCGCCTGTTCCACGCCAGCGGCCTCCGCCGCAGCCAGCAGATCAGCCTCATCCACAACGCTGAAAAAGTAGGTTTCGTACTGTTCGCCCTCTTCGTCCACGGGCTTGTCATAGTCAATGACGATATAGAACGTGTTGCCGCCGCTGGTCTGGACGGTAATAAACTGCTTGTTGGTGTGCTCGTCATAGAGCAGATCGCGGGTCACAAGGCTGCCCTCTTCGGAAAAGCCCTCGCCGGGCTCAATGGTGGGTTCCGGGGCGGGGGCTTCCTCCGTCATGGTGGGATCGCCGTAGTCCGCGCCCTCGCCGCCGTCCGCGTAGGCATACGCCGGGACGCTAAAGCCGCATAAAAGAACGACGGCGCAGAGCGCCGCCGCCATCACCCGAAAGCGTTTCATCTTCAATTTTCCTCCTTTCCGCCGTCCTCGGACTTCTGGACACTTTGTCCAGAGGTGCCGCCGTCCCGGAGCCGCTGGAGCACCAGGGGCAGCTCCTCCAGGGAAACGCTCATGCTCCGCACGATGTCCACGATCTCCTCGTTTTCCGCCTCCCGGTGCTTTTGCTCCAGTTCTTTCAGCCGGGCCTGCTGTTCGCTGATTTTGGCCTTGACCTTATCAATCTCGGCCTGGATTTTTTGGCTCTTGCTTGCCGCCATAGATAACCTCCTTGTCAGGGTAAACGCCCGTAGGCGTAGAAATGAGATTGCCAGTAGCTTGTATTCAGGTTTGCATATTGGATGGGATCGCCACAATGGATCATCATCCCGTCCCCCACATAGATGCCACAATGGGACACGCCCGCTGTGTCATAGGTGCCTACAAAGAACACCAGATCGCCGGGGCGGGGTGCGCTGGTAGGGGTGCAGATGTTATAGAGCCCCTGGGCTCCCAGGCGGCCCACATTCCAGCCGGAGTGATTGATTACCCAGGACACAAAGCCGGAGCAGTCAAAGGATGTGGCCGGAGAGCTGCCGCCCCACACATAGGGATAGCCCAGGTATTTCTCCGCCTCGCCCAAAATGGCCGCAAAGGTTTCATCGTCCAGATATTCCTCCGGCACGTCATAGTCAGCGGGTGGGTTTGTGATGTATTTCCCCACATAGGCTGACTCCGGGAACAGATCGGGCCTGTTCCCCAGGGTGGACATATAGAGGGAGTAACGGGCCATTTGTTCCTCGCCCATTATTTCCAGGGGCAGATGGGAAAGGTTTTTGTTTTCCAGCGTGACATAGCAGATGTACCAGGAGTAGGGATCGCCGTCGCTGTCATACCGGGTTTCCCGCACCACGCGCTCCGTCAGGATATACTGGCGGTCAAAGAGGTTTTCCAGGGTGCCCTGCACCTCGTCCGCTGTCCATTCCCCCTCATGGAGCACACAGAGGATAGAGATCAGCACATAGGGATCGTGCTCGATCTCGTCCAGGTCAAAATGGTATTCGTCATAGCTGTGGGTGGCGGTATAGGTGTCCAGGTAGTTTTGCAGCTCGGCCTCCATGCCGGAATAGGCCGCCTCCGCCGCCAGGATCTCCCCGTCCTCCGATGGGTAGGTGGTAGCGCCCACGGCCCCCGCGCTGGAATTTCCCAGCATCACCAGAGAAGAAGAACAGGACTGCATCATAAAGAGCAGGAGCACACAGGCCAGGGCCAACAGCACCCCCACGGGATGCCGCTTCACAAAGCCCGCGATCTTCGCCCCGGCCTTTTCCGTGGCGGCGGCGGTCTTTTTGGCTGCGCTTGCCGCTCCCGTCTTTGCCGCCTCCCGCGCCCGCTTTTGATACTGCTTTTTCAAGCGGTGCTTGCGCCACATCCGGGAAACGGGGTTGCCGGACATTTCCGGGTGCTCCTGGGCGGCCATGCGAAAATGATAGTCCGCCGTGGCCTTGACATATTTGGACTCGGCCCGCTGGACAGCCTTTGCCGGGTGCTGCCGGATTTTCTTTTGCACAAACCGCTTGCCATGCCGTAGGCCGGACTCGCCCACCAGCTCGGAGCGGTGGGCCCCCTCGATCCCCACGTTTTCCTGTTCATTCTCATAAATCTTGCCATGCACAAAACCGTGGGCGGCCCCGCCAGCGGCCCGGCCTATCCGCCGCACCGGGCCGGGCTTTTTGGGCGGTTTCTGTTTTGCCAGCTTATCCTTTGCCCGTTCCAGCTTTTCCCCGCGCTCCTCCATGCGGAGCTTGGACGCGGCGGCCTGCTCCTGTTTGCTTTTCTGACGGAACTTCGACTTGTGGACACTTTGTCCAGAAGTGCCGCTGTCCGCAGCCCCGGCACCACCTGGGGAGCCGCCCCCAGCGGCCCCGCCGGGATCGGCGGCGCTCTCCCAGGAGCCGGGGCGCTCCCTGGGCTCCTGTTTGGGCTTATTCGGTTTTCGCTTCATTCTTCAAATCCTCCGGGCGGGTAGTCAGCAGGTTATAGATTTCTCCACGGGGGAACCGATCCACAAAGGGGATCGTCACATCCCCATAGAACAGCAGGCCCTCGCCGGAATTGCTGTGGGTGATGTAGGAGAGCTGGTGCTCCGAAATGCCGAGCTGCTTTGCCAGAATTGCCCGGTCACTTTGGGCCTGGGACAGCAGGATCATAAAATCCGTGTTGTCCAGAATGGCCTCAATCTCCCGGCTGGCCAAAAGGTCTTTGACGTTCTGCGTCAGGGCCGAGGGGACGCAGCCCTTTTTGCGGAGCATCTTCCACACGGCCACAAAGTAGCTGGCGGTAAGTGCGTCCCGGAGCAGAATATGAAACTCGTCAAAATAGCACCAGGTAGAAACGCCGCTGTGAAAATTCACATTGACCGCCGAAGTTACAAAGTCGTTGGTAACGTGCATGGCGATCTTGCGGAGGTTTTCTCCCAGCCCTTTGAGAACGATGCACACGATATGGGACGTGAGCTTTACGTTGGTCTGGTGGTTGAACAGGTTAAGGGAGCCGGTGCAGTAGAGCTCCAGGGCGGTTGCCACACGGCGGGCCTCCGGCTCCGGCTGCTTCAAAAGCTCCTCGTACAAGTCCTGGAGCAAGGGCGGCTTGCCGTCCCCGATCCCCAGGGCCATATCCCGGTAGATCAGCCGCACACAGCGGTCAATCACCGTCTTTTCGATGGGTTGTAAGCCGTCCTTGCCGCCCACCACCAGCTCACACAGGGACAACAAAAAATCCGCTTTCATGGAAAGCGGGCTTTCGTCATCGTCCAGGTCAAGCTGAATGTCCATAGGGTTAATATGGCTGGGAGAGCCGGGAGCGATCTCCACCACCTGGCCGCCCAGCCGCCGCACCAGCGGGGCATATTCGCCCATCGGATCGACAATGATAATGCGATCCTTTGGGATAGTGAGAAACACATTGATGATCTCACGCTTTGCGGCAAAGGATTTGCCGGAGCCCGTGGAGCCGAGATAGAGCCCGTTGGCCGATTTCAGTTTTTTGCGGTCAGCCATGATGACGTTATGGGAAAGGGCGTTCATGCCGTAGTAGAGTGACGGCCCGGCCATGCGGAGCTCCCTGGTCATAAAGGGAATGAAAATCGCCGTGGAGCTGGTGGTCATGCCCCGCTGGATTTCCACCTCGTTATAGCCCAGGGCCAGAGAGGACACAAACGCCTGCTCCTGCTGCCAGTCCAGCCGCTTCAAGGCACAGTTGTATTTCTGCGCGATACCGCCCACCGTAAACACATCGTTTTCCAACCGCTGCCGGGTGGGGGCGATATTGATGACCGTGAACGTGAGCAGGAACATCCGTTCGTTGCGGGACTGGAGATCGGCAAGGAGCTCCGCTGCGTCCTTGCTGAACGTGATCAGGTCAGGGGGCAGAATGTCGGGATCGTACCCGGCCCGCACCGCCTTGCGCTGTTCCTCCACTTTCATTTTGCCAATGTCGGAGAGCTTTCCCTTGATGGTCTTAATGGCTTTGAGCTGATCCACCGTCTGAATGTGCATGGTAACGGTCATTTCCGCATCCAGCTCCAGAATTTCCGCCAGGAGCTTGTCAGAGAGCTCGGACGCCAAAATCTGCAAGTAGGATGCAGCGCCCCAATACTGACCGATGCGGAATGTCCGGGATTGCCGGAAGTCGAAGCTGTCCGGGGCAATAAAGTCCTTTGTCCCCATGCCCGTCCGGGGAATGTCCTGCCAGGAGAAGCGGAACGGCTCCCGGCTGCCGGGGTGCATCTGACTGTGAAGCAGCGCCAGCCGTTCCCGCCCGTCCATCGGAGCAGAGGGAACGCCCAGCCGTTTCAGATTGCCTGTCACATCGGCCTCCACCCGTTCCAGGCGGGGCCGGGCCTCCGCGATCCCCTCGGCAGGCAGCCCAAACGTGATATACTTTGACCGCTCGATGCCGTTGTTGCTTTTGGCAATCTGATTTTTCAGCATACTTGTGAACTCGGCCCGGATGCTGTCAAAGTCATCCTGTGCCGGGGGGATATTAACCTTGTACTTGCTCCGGGAACGGGAGCGGCGGTTGATAAAGGAGAGCTGGAACGGCAGGGAGCTGTCAAAGTAATTGAGGAACGAGCTCCATCCGCTGAAAATCGCCGTCTGATCCTCGGTAGAAGCCACGGAATAATTGATGTCCTCATATTCCACGGTTTTCGTGTAGAGCCCACCGGGGAGCTGGCACACCCCGTCCGGGTGCATCACCAGATAAGGGATCGTCTGCTGGGCAGACAACGCAGCTTTCCGGTTAGCGGCCTTTCCGGGGCCGCGCTTTGGGCTGTTTGCTTTTTGCAATCGCATCCTCCTTTCTCACAGCGCCCCGCTGGGTAAACGGGGCATAGATATTTTCTGTCTGGTAGGGCCGCACCCCAGGCCGCAGGAAACGGGCCCGCAGGATGTTCCGCACCACCTTTTCAAAGGGGAGCCCGTCTTTTTCGTACATCGCCAGCAGGAACGCCGGGAGCGCCACCGCCATCATCAGGAACATGGCCCCGGTATTGCCGATGGTGCTCCGGGCCAGCAGATAAGACGGGATACCCACCGCCGCCGCGATCCCGAAGCACACAAGCTGGCGTTTCGTCAGGTTAAAGGCCAGTTTGGTCTTGATTTTGGATAAGTCGTTGGGAACATTCACATAGGGCATGGATCAACCTCCTTTCTCGCCCACCTCTGGACACTTTGTCCAGAAGTCCGGGACGGTGCTTTCCACCTCGTTCCCCCACACATCCCAGCCGGGCGGGGACTGCCGGGCGAACAGCTCCACCCTGGGCACGTCGCCCATGAGGGCCACAATCTTATCACGGGCCTCGTCCGGCTTTCGGCTGTGCTCCTGGATCGGGGCAATAATGAATTGATGGACGTTTGCCGCCTGCCGTTTCGGGTGTCCCCGTGTCGCCAGCAGGCAAACCTCCGCGTTGCCTCTCGTCCAAAAGCCCAGGCCATAAAACCAGCTCTCGGACTTTCGGTTTTTCTTCAGCCAGACGAAAGCCACAGACTTATATTGAAAGCCCCATGCCTTGATCAGCCGCAGGGCCTCCGGGAGCTGCGGGAACGTAGCCCACAAAAAAAGCACGCTGTCCGGGGCCGCCAGATCAGCCACCGGGAGCGTGCATAACTCGTCAATCCCCATTGTGGGGTAATGCTTCTCCGCCGCACCCTGCAAGCCCTTTTGCGTGTAGCGCCAGGGGGGATCGGCATAGATCACAGAATACTGTCCGATAGTTACACTCCTTTCTCCCCGGCCTCCAACGATGCCCGCGCCAGACGGATGCGCTCTGTGGCGGCGGCGTAGTAGGCGGGGACGGTTTCAAAACAGATGAAGCGGCGGCCCGTGTTGAGGGCGGCCACCGCTGTTGTGGCAGAGCCAGCGCAGATGTCCGCCACCACCTCGCCGGGCCGGGTGTAGGTTTTGATGAAATACTCGCACAGGGCCACCGGCTTCTGTGTGGGATGGACGGTGCGCTGGACGGCTGGAAAGGTCAGCACATTTCCGGGAAAGCGCAGGCCGTCCTCCGATCCGCTGCCGGAGCGAGTAAATTTTCCGTAGTTGGTGCTGTTCCCGTTATTGCCCGCAATTTTCTTGTAGGGCTTGCCCTGCTCAAACTGCGGATTGTAAAGCGGGAGCTTCTGATAGAACACCAAAATATTCTCCGTCTTTTTCAGCGGAGCGCGGCGGGCGTTGAGAAAACCTGTGCAGCGGCTTTTGTACCATACCCACTCATAGCGGAGCATGGACAGGTTGGATGCCCCCAGCACCTTGTCATAGGGGCATTGTGCAAAGAACAGTACAGCGCCGTCCGGCTTGACCGCCCACTTGACCGCCTCCCACAGCTCCGGGAGCGGCAGGGGCACATCCCAAAAGTTCCGGGTGGTGCCGTAAGGCGGATCAGTCAAGAGCATATCCACAGAATGACGGGGCAGGGAGCGCAGGCCCTCAATGCCATCCATAAGGAACAGGCCCTCCGGGAGCTTCGGGGACTTCTGGACACTTTGTCCAGAGGTGCCCTTATCGGTCATCCCTGGCCTCCTTGCCCTTTGCCGGGGCGGGCCGGGCGGCGTTTTCACGGGCGGCCTGCGCCCGCCCCTCGGCTAACTGCTGGGCAATTTTCTTCGCGTCATCCCTGCCGCCCAGCAATTCCTGCTTTTGCAAAACGGCCTCCGTTTCCGCCATAAAACGGTAAACATCGGCCTGGTTGAAGTCCTCCGGCGCTTTCCCGTTCCACAGGCGCGACCCGTCGGGCCCATATCTTCTCGGCATAGAACACCCCTTTCTCAATGTGCGTTAAAGATACTTCGCGCAATCGTCCCGGTTTTGAACAGCATGAAGCAGAGCAAAACCGTATAGCCCACGGTGCCCCAAATCGCCCCAATGGGATCTCCGCCCGTGGCAATTCCCTGGATCAGCACCGCATAAATCGCAACACACACCAGAATGAGCAGCCCCTGGAAGCCTACGGCAAACAGGGAGCGCAGATAGTTCTGCCCAATCTGTCCCACCTCCCGATGGGAGATTGTCGCCATTGGGATCGGGGCCAAACTGGTGAGCAAATAGATTTCCAGCATCCTCCCATAGACCAGAACGAAAATGACGATGCCCAGCGCCCACATGGTAACGCCAATAAGCGAGGACTGGAGCCACAGGCCGAGAAGCGGCCCTAAGTCCATCCCCTCCAGGGTGGTTTCCAGTTCCGTAATCATATCCGGCGTGATGTCCGTGGAGCCCTGGATCAGACCGCCTGCCTGGGCAATCACCGTCTGCGACACGTCAAAGACGGCCATCACAATATCAAAGGTATTTGAGAGAATGAAGATGGCACAAGCCGTTTTGAACATCCATTTGTAGATATTCGCCACGTCAAACTCGTGCATATTGTTCTTTTCCAAAAGCATCTGAATGAGCTCATAGGTGGCAACAAAGGTCAGTACCAGCCCGGCAATCGGTAAAATCACCGTTTCGGAAAGCTGGCGGATGAGGGAAAATACCCCGGCGTTCCACGCCGCCGGGGTAGTCCCCACCTGTACCGCGATCTCTCCGACTTGGGTATTGACGTAATCAAAGAGCCCCTCCAGGTTCCCCATGATCCCGCCAATCAACAGCTCTTTGAGCCAGTCCGTGAGCCAGTCGGTGAGAAAATCCATAGGCCGTTACCTTAGAACAAGCCGCTCAGCAGAGGGATCAGGGTGGTGCCCAGCAGGATGATGCCGCCGCCCGCCATGAGCTGCTTCATGCCCTGGCTTTTGGAGCCGGGATTATCGCTGCCGTACCCCTCCAGGAGATTGACAACGCCCCACACGCCAAGGCCAGCGCCGAGAGCCACAACAAGGGTCTGCAAAGTATCAATAGCGGAAGAAAAGAACTGCATATAGCCTCCATTTCTCCGGGGGTTTCCCCGGCCATGAAAAAAGCCGCCCATACAGGCGGCAGGTTACGGCCTCTGGACACTTTGTCCAGAAGTGCTTTATACATAGGCATCCGGATCGTCCACATCATCGTAGTTGAGGATGTCCTCGTCCTCGCTTACGGGCCCTGTGTCCGATACGTCTACCTCGTACACCTCACAAGCCTCGTTCAGCCCAGGCCGCCTGCGGCGGTTAATGAGCTTATCAAGGTAAAAGGCGTTTTTCTTTTTATCGGCCTCAGCCGTGTGCTTGTAGTTCGGGTGCTGCTTCAAATCGTATTTGGACGAGAAGAACGGGGGCAGGCCCCGCAGCTGCAAAATGCACTTATCGCCCGGCATGGTAGCCAGTTCGCTGGGGGTCATCAGCTCCCGGCCCAGCCGCTGGGTGTTCTGGTTGTAGCTTTCCGACTGCCCACGGGAGCGGCCCTCGGTCTGCATGGAGATCGTGGCCTTTCCCAGCCAGTTCTCGGAAATCTCCTTGATGGTGGAGCTTTCCCGCCCGCCCAGAAAAATTACGCTGTCCATGTTTCCCAGGATCGTTTCGGCGTTGTCCTTGTATATGGCCTTGCATTGGGCGTACTGCTGGTAGAACAGGCACAGGCTTACCTCACGGGAACGGATGACGGCCACCAGCTTCTCCAGCGAGGGCACCTGGCCCGTGTTGGCCGCCTCGTCCCACAGCACCCGCACATGATGGGGCAGGCGGCCCCCGTGAACATTGTCCGCCCGTTCACACAGGAGATTGAACATCTGCGAAAAGGCCAGGGCAACAATGAAGTTATAAGTGGGGGTTGTGTCGGAAATTGTGAAGAAAACCGCCGTTTTCCGATCCCCGATGCGGTCAAGCTCCAGCTCGTCATAGCTCATGATCTCCCGGAGCTGGGGGATGTCAAAGGGGGCCAGCCGGGAGCCGCAGGAAATCAAAATGCTTTTTGCGGTCTTGCCGCTTGCCAGCTTATATTTCTTGTACTGCTTCACGGCAAAACAATCCGGTTTGCGCTTTTCCAGGCCCTTAAACATATAGTCCACCGCGTTCATATAGGACTCGTCATCCTCTTTCACATCCATGCCGGAAATCATATCCACCAGGGTATTGATGTTCCGATCCTCGGCGGGGGCCTCGAAAATGATATAGGCAATCAGGGCGCAGTACAAAAGCGTTTCCGCCTTCGTCCAAAACGGATCGCCCTCCTTGCCCTCGCCTTTGGTGTTGGCTATGAGGGTGTCCACGAATTTGAGGATGTCCGCCTCGTTGTGGATGTAGGACAGCGGATTGTAGTGCATGGATTTTGAAAAATCTATGCTGTTGAACACTTTGATCTGATACCCTCGGCCTTGCAGAAAAGCCCCCACCTGGGAGAGCACCCCGCCTTTCGGATCGACGCACACATAAGAGCTGTGCGCCTGGAGCAGCTGGGGCGTGAGCCAGAAACGGGTTTTGCCGGAGCCGGACGAGCCGATGATACAGGCGTTGAGGTTGCGGGCGTTGGCAGGATTTTTGGGCCGGGTGTTCATAGTGAGGAACTCCGTCTTTGTTAAAATGACGTTGTTCTCAAACTTCGGATCGACAAAGGGCTTAATGTCTTTTTCGGTGCCCCAGCGGGCCGACCCGTATTCCTCATCCCGCCGAAATTTCTTTGCGTTCTTGCTTTTGAAGTAGATCAGCAGGCGAAAGCCCACCGCGCCCACAATGCCGATGAGCCAGTCAAAGGGGGCAAGCCCCGGCGCAAAGTCGGCAAAGGCCGGGCCGATGCTCTGCCCCAGGCCCATGAGCTTGTGGGCAAAGTCTGCTCCGGGAGCCAGGCGGTAGGCTGTCCCCAGCTTTAGGCAGGCCCACAGAATAAACAGGTACGGGATATTGGGTATCACATACTTTTTGACGCTATCTGTCCTCATGCACCGCCTCCCTTGCACGTTCTCTCTTGTGGGACGGCTGGCGGGCCAGTTCAGCGGCAGCACGTTTGAGCTGTTCCCGGATGGGAACACGCTGGGACTTGGAACGCTTCAACACGCGCCGGGAATATTCCGAAAAGCAAGCGGTGATGGCGTCGGCCTGCCCGCTCTTAAAGAACAACAGGTATTTGTCCGGCCCGGTCTTATAAAAGGCATAGTCCACATTCCAGCGCCGGGCCACCCGGTCAAAATCCTTTGGGGACTCCACCTCGATGCTGTTCGTGGCGGCCCCATGGCCCATGAGCTGACGCACCGTCTGTTTTCCGTGGGGTGTCTGGCGGGCCCGGTACGTTTTCTTAATCTTCCGGCCCACCGCCAGACACGCCTGGGCCAGCACCCGGCCCGTGAGCTTTGTCGCCTTGATCGAAACTGCTATGGTACGTCTGGAAACGTCCTCGTCAATCAGCCGTATCCCTCCTTTCCATGAAAAAAGCACCTCTGGACAAAGTGTCCAGAAGTGCCGTTATCGTTCCTCGTGTTCCTTTGCGGCAATCTTCCGATAGCCCTCCAGGGAGGAACCGTCAATAATTTCTTTGTAGGCTGCCATTTGTTCCCGCACCGTGAGCTGCGGAAAGGCAAAGACTTTGTGCTCGTCGGGAATGTCCTCGATCCCGTGATAGTGCTCGATAAATTGCCCGCCATTGTTCAGCACATAGCCGCCAGGGGCAAAGTGGCCGTCCTCTTCAAGCCGAATGTCCCGCCCGTATGCCTCATAGTCAAAATAATTCAGCAGGTGCTCCGGCACGTCAATGGCCTCCATGTCCTCCACATAGATGCGGCCCAGGGTTTCATCGTCCTCAACGCCGGGATAAAACTCGTAGCAATCCAGGTTTTGCGCCAGATTGATGAGATCAGCCACGCTGGAAGTATGTTCGCCGCTATCAATGACGGCCTCAAATTTCTCTAACTCACCTTGATCCAGCTCGGAGAGCAGGCAGGCCAGATGATTGAGCTCGTCCAGGTTTTCATATTCTGTGAGATAGTCGTAGAGCCCCAGCACATCACCGTCAAAGCTGGTTATGAAAAATTCCTCATAACGTACCCCGTCCACACCAATCCGCTTCAAAAGGGCCTGTACTTCTTCGGTAGTTGTGGGGAATTTCAGCGTTTCGCCAACCAGCTCACCCTCGTTGTACTTTCCCAGGTTGGTGATGTAGGCTTCAAACAGGGACGCCATCAGTGGCGGCCCTGGCCCTTGACGGTGAGGATGCCCTCAAGGGTAGTCGCGGTGATCCCCAGGCACTGGGCCACGGCAATATCATTTTTCATGGCCTCGGTCACGGAATGGCCGCATACCACCAGCACACGGGAGCGCCGGAGCAGATCGCGGCCCATGTCGATGCCGTTCTTGTGCTCCTCCGGCACCGCGTCATTGAGGAACAGCGGCAGATAGAGCATGGGGCAGATGGGGGAATAGCCCGCATCGTAGACCACACGGCAGTAATGCGCCGCCTGCTCCATATCCACCCCAGGATCACCGCGCCACGCAGCGGTGATATAAGCAAGGGATCGTTTCATTGTCAACACCTCCGATATTATAGGTAGTTCAACCCTATCCCCCCGCCCTTTCCCATTCATGGGAAAGGGGGCGGCTCTGGAGGATATACCCCCGCCGCCTTGCCGGAAATAGCACAGCCGGGCCAGGCCGTCAAGGGCAAGCCGCCGCAAACGGCGGGCGTTCCGCCCCTTGACTGCCCGTTCCCGGCTGCGCTGCAAAATATCCGGCGACGGGGGATATATCACCACAGAGCCCATCCCCGGCGCGGGGCGTTCACCTCTGGACAAAGTGTCCAGAAGCGGGGCCCGGTTACTTCTCCAAGTCCTTTTTCTTGTCCGGCTGCGCCAGTTCGGGCGGCTGTTTCTCTTTCCACTCGTCCAGCAGCGCCATGATCTGCTCTTTCATTTTGGCAGGAGTGACCTCCTTGCCGAAATACTTAGACAGTTCAGCAGTCGAAATAATCACACCGCGATCCTCCTTTTTTTCTTCACTTAAAATGCCGTCGATCACATCACCGTTGAGCTTGCCCTCCTTGTCCAGCTCGTGGAGCCGCTTCGCCTGGGCCACCGAGGGGGAGGACTGCTCCCCGTCAATGGAAACGGCAATCAGCCGCTGGTTTTCCGGCCTGATATACGAGATCTCCACCGCAGGCATAAAGCCCATCTGCTTTGTGTCCACCTTGTCCAGAAGCTCCGGCACCAGGGAGTTGAGCCGGATATACCGCATGACCTTTTTATAGTTCATGTCGTGTTCCTTGCCCACAATCTCCACCGAGAGCTTACCCAAGGCCTCCGCCTCTTTCTCATTTTTCGGGCGGGCCCCCTGGCGTTTGATAGCCTCCACCTCCAAATCCAGCAGCTTTGCCAGTTCACTGGGGAGAGGATCGCCCCGCTGCTTGTTGCTGTTCCGCATTTCCCGGACAGCTTCAAGATCGGTCATCTCACGGACGATACAGGGCATTTCCTCCAGCCCGGCCCGTGTACCGCCATGATGGCGGCGGTGGCCCGCGATAATCTCATAGCCCTTGCCGTCTTTTTCCGGGCGGACGGTGGCGGGGGTCATAATGCCGTGTTCCTTGATCGTCCCCACCAGATCGTCCATCGCTTTATCGTCCTGCACCTTGTAGGGGTGCTCCCGGAACGTATGGAACGGATGAAGCTCCGCCATTTTCAGATAGACGATTTTTCCCTCTTCCACCGGGCGGGGCGGCACGTCAGGCGTGGGCGGCAGATTGATCTCCGGCGGCGGGACTGCCGCCTCCTTGACGGGAGCGGCCTTGCCCGGCTTTACCGCCTTAGCGGATTTAGACACAGGCGCACCGCCGGAGCCCGTTTCCTTGCCCTTGTCAGCTTTCTTACCTCTGGACACTTTGTCCCGAACAGCGGGCGGGGCCTCCTCACGGGCCGCCTTGTCAACCTTAGACGGGCGGCCTGTGCGGGGCTCCGCCGCTTTCTCCTTTTTCCCCGCAGACACCGCAGCCTGCTCTTTCGGGGGACGGCCCCGGCGCTTTTTCGGCTGATCCGCCTCCGGCGCTTTTTCCTCCGGGATAGGAGCCTCTTTACCATCCTTATCAGTAGCCGGAGCCTTTAATTTGTCTACGGCTCCATGCGCCGCTGCCCGTCGCTGGGACATAAGCTCGTTGATCTTGTCAAAATCAACCACTACTTCCCCAAGTGCAGAGCGGGCCGGATTGTCCTCCCCCATACCGGGAATAACAGACTGTTCCGCCTGGAGTGCCGGGCCCGTACCAGGCGCGGCGGGCTCTTGCGTTTTCCCCGGCGCGTCGGTTTCCTGAACCGGGGGCTCCTGGATTGGCGGAGCCTCTTTCGCAGGAGCGTCACCGGGACGATCCGGGCCAGGGGGCTCCGGGCCGGTTTTGAGTTTGTCATCTGCCATTCACTAACCTCCTTCAATTTTGGTGTATTGCACAAAAATGAGCGTTGATTTTCTACCGAAAATTTTCCTCCTTTCCAAGTCCACCACGCAAAAAAGCCGCCCAGATTTTACCCGGACGGCTTTCAGCGTAATGTGATAGACTTTTATTTTATTTTTTCGGATTGTAGGCTCCGAAAAGCCTTATATTTGCAGTTTTCCTATTTTATATGGCCCTTATTGTCATGCAGGACAAACACGCCGCCCTTTTTCAGTACCCGCAGGCTTTCCAGCAGCAGGGCATGCTTGTCCGCACCCATAATGTTATGATAGACGTAGTTGCTTATCACAGCATCAAAGCTCCCGTCCGGGAAATCCAGCTTATTGGCATCGCCGTGGACAAAGCCGCATTGCTTACCGATTTTATCCCGAATTCGGGATAACTGGTGCAAGCAATGCAAACATATACATGTTTTGCGATTTTAGCCGGATTGCACCGGCAAAAATGCTTGTTGAGGGATTTCCCCAAGCCCCCAAGATCGTCCCCTCTGGTGACGGCTGCGCGTCCTGCGGACGCTGAAAATTTTTCCATGACAAAAGAAAAACTCTATGCAAATGGTTAATCCATTCACATAGAGTTTTCTTATTTCCCATTCACTTGGCATAGGTCAGTATTTTTACAATACCTCTTTATGCTCCTCTGCCCTTATGCGGTGGCTCTTTTTTCTTGACAAATGAAAATCCATTTGCTACTTTTCCCAAAAACCAGAACAGGAGGCGCAGTCACATGCTTACCAATTATTGTTATCAGACGGATATCCGCTTTCAAAGCTTAAACTGTCCCGTGCCGTCGCCGCTGCTTTGTGGGCTCGACATTGGGTATTCCGGAATTAAGATACAATCGCCCTGCAATGCGTCCATTATCCCCAGCATTGTGGTCAAGGCCAGAAACGATTCGCCGCTTTTGATCAATGGGGAGGATATCCGATACCGGGATGAAAAAGGGCAGATGTGGTATGTAGGCAGTCTGGCCAAAAAGACGCTGCTGTATGGCAGCACGGCCATTAAATCCACAACGCTTTTAGGAAGGCAGCGGGTGCAGTCGGAGGAATTCCTCGTACAGAGCCGTATCGGCTTTTTCTTCGCAAAACTGCGGGGGCTGCCGGAAGGCGGATATGATATGGACGAAAGGCCGCTGAAGGTACAGACCGGCCTGCCGCCGGAATTTATTGTACAGGATACGGAAACGCTTCTGCAGCGCCTGACGGGGGAACATTCTTTTTATGTCCGGATCGGGAAAAGGCCGTGGCTCAATGTGAAGGTGAAATTGGAAAGGCGGGATATCCATGTCTGCAAGCAGCCGTTTGGAACATTGATGTCCAGCGTGATCAGCGAGGCCGGCGTCATGACCAACCCGGCACTTCTGAAGAAAAACGTCCTGATCCTGGACGCCGGGTTCCATACAACGGATACTTACCATTTTATCCAGGGCGCAAAAGAAGGCGCGTCGCTGACATGGGAGAACTATTCCATGCAGGAGGTGTACCAGCGTACCTGCAGCGATATCCTGCGGGCGTCCGGAAATAAGGCGGACGTCTCGGTATACAACCTGGAGAAGGCGTTCGACAGCGGCGTCATTCATTATGGGCCAAAGAAAGAGCCGTATGATTTCAAAAAGAATTTCTATGGGAACCTGCGGAGCGTCTGCAATGAACTTCTCCAGGAACTCAATGCGGCCTACGATAATATGATCAACGTGGATGTAATCCTGCTGACCGGAGGAACCGGTGTTGCCTGGGAACGGTACATCCGTGATTTTTATAAGGACACAAAGGCGCTGGAGATTATCCTTTCCGGGGAAGGAAGGGAGGCGGCCAGAGCGAATGTGAGGGGGTATTACAACCTTCTGGTTTCCCGATTTCGATAGGAGGAGGTATCGTGCGCGTTCATTTGCGATTTTCAAAAAAGGATCCGGATTTATGTAAGTGGCGCCATTCGGTAAGCGGGAAAATGCTGAGCTTTTACCTGAACAGCATCTTATCCGCTGAGCTGCATAACAGGATAGCCTTTATCCCTCAGACGGTGCTGCTCTCCATGGATGAAAGCCCCTGCGATATTTCCTTTCATACGTCCTCAAGGGAGATTGAAGCGTTTGTCGCTTCAATCCCGTCTAATCAGAGGAACAAGGTGATTAAGGAAATCATACGAAAGCATCTTCGTAACCAAGGTGTGATAAAAAGCAGGACAGTTAATCCTTTTTCAGAAGAGGTGCAGATGGCGCCGGATAAGCCGATACCAAAAAGGGCGAAGGTGGAGTTCGTTCCGGAAAAAACAGAGCATGTCGGTTTTGCCCCCGCCGCCACTGTACGGACAGACAAGCCGGAACAGAAAGTGGACAGTGCCGGGGAGGAGACCGATGAGGAACGAGAACTGCGCATGGCGCTGATCGCCATGGCGGGTGAATAGGAGAGGAGCCTATGAAGATTGAAAAAATAGCCGCAGTGGTTCTGGGACTTCTTGTGGCAGTATTTTTCATCATTTATTTCACCCTGCCGGAACAGGGTGAGCAGATATATATCCCACAGGAGACCAGTGTACCGGAAGAAATCGAGATTCCGGAGGGATATCAGAGGGTGGACAATTACAGCGACGTGTACTATACCGAGACGGAAGATGGCTATCGGTATCTGTGGCTCGTACAGTTTTCTGACGGCAGCTATGGCTGGCAGGAAGTGGACGGAAACGGAAATCTGATATTCCCGAACCGTGGGACGGAGGAAGCACCTTCGGAGGAAGCACCTTCGGAGGAAGCTTCGCCGGCGGGAGAAGCGGAGGAAAGCTCGCCGGACAGTTCGGAAAATGTTGAAACGGAACCGGCGTCAGAGTGATTTTCTTGATTTCCCGCCTGTCGGAAGTTAATCTTCCCCCTGCATAGATTGATATCATACAGGAGGAATAAAAAATGACGGATACAGAACGGGATTTGAGAACGGCAATGAACAATTTACTTTGCATGATCACCCTTAGCGGGCGGATGAATCAGACATTGAAGGAACTGGAAGCATTGTTTGCAGTATCTGATTTTGAAAAGCGGATATTTGAACAGCCCCAGCAAATGAGAGGTTATGCAGAGGCGAAAGCCATGCTGTGTGACGCGGTGGAACAGATCAAGGCTACTTATGGCAAGCAAATTATTTCCGAAGCATACGAGGCGTTCAAAAATGCCCTTTCCGAACCAGCGTTTTGCAAAGAAACGGCCATCGACATTGTACTGGAAAAGACAGAGGCAGCGAAGCTGTTCAACGATGTGTTCAACCGCATGGTGGATATGGAAAATGCATTTCCAGATGAAGCGGATGGATATCTGATTTTCGTGGAGCTGGTACGGGAAGTGAGGAGCCAGACCACACGGTCGGACACAGCGGCTGATATCTGCCCGTATTGCAACGGCCTTCCGTCCAAAACGGCCAAAGCGGATTTCTTCGGGGAAAACCACGACGACAACGAAGGCTATGTGTGGGCCTGCGAGTGTGGTGCCTATGCCTACATGAACAGGGAAGGCAATGTGATTGGAACCATGGCGGACAGGGAGCTGCACTACCAGAGAAAAATCGTCAAAAAGATTCTGTTCGACCTATGCGGCACGGCCGGGATGACCATTTATGAGAGCTGCCGTTGGGCCGCATGGATAACGGGGAAATCTCTGAATACTGTTCAGGATGTTGAGTATCTGAGCATGGAAGATTGCGATGCGGTACGCTCCCTGTACGACGGAGTAAAGGAGCGTCTGAAAACAAAGCGGTTCCAATATCCGCATACTCACGGAGAACTAATAAAGTTCCTGGAGGACGGCGGCCGGATGATGGCGCAAAATGCGTTTGGCTATCGGTATGGGCGGCTGCTGATTCCTATTTTAACAGGAAGTGAGGCCATCCGCATTCGGTACCAGAAGGGAATCCAGGAGGTCATGCTGCCCAAAGGACTGGAATATCGATTTGAAAGCGACCAGATGATGATCCTGCATCCCAGCGGAAAGCGTGAAAAGTACAAGTTATTTACAAAGGAACAGAGACTGGAGCTGTATCAGAGGGAAAAGAAGGAATAAGACAGGCGGGTATCTGATTGCAGATACCCCATACATAAGCAGAGATGGAGGTGTCGGCGTGAAAGGAAAGACATACCGTGTGGTTTTAAACAAATGGGATGTGGAGCTGTGTGCCAAGACATTAAATATTTCCAGGAAACGGACGGAGCGTTATTTAAAAGCTCTGATGAAAAAAGTAGAAGCGGATTACGGCTCGCTGCGGCTGTTCTGGTCGGATGTTATCATGCTGAACATGATGACGACGAAACTTCTGAAGGCAGCGGACCCGAGGGAGATAGAAAAAATACTTTCTCCACTGCGCAGCGGGGAAAAGGAAGAGGTGGATGGATGATATTGTTTCAGCTAGGCTTTGACCACTATGTACCCATAGAAAAAATCAAAGTTATTTTGCCGTATGAATCGACCAGGGTCAAAAAAGATATCGTCGCGCTCAGGGAAGAGGCCGGAACCGGCAAACTGATCGACGCCACAAAGCATAAGCCCATCAAAACCGTTGTTGTGCTTGATGACGGCACCTTTATCCTTTGTACATACACGGCGGAAACCCTTGCAAAACGATATAAGGAGACACAGGGAGGGAATATATGAACCGGGATAAGCTTTTAACGGCTTTGGAACTATTAAAGAAAAATGGGGTGCTTTGTTATGTGTACCGGGAGTCGGTGTTTGAACTTTTGTCTATGAATAGAGCAGATGGCGTTGTCCATCTGCTTTCGGATACGCCGGCAGAAGATTTAAAGCCGATACTGGTAAAATGCGGATTTAAGGATGCAGCCAACGGAAAGGAAGGAAACATTTCTGCGCGGCTGTCTGGCCAAGCAGTGGAGATCCTTTGCATCAGCAATCTGGAGCCGGAAAAATTTGACGAATGTATACGGAGAGACCTGACTGTCCACTCCATGCTGATGCGGAGTAACAGCGACATCTATGATAACTGTGGCGGACTGGAGGATTTTCGTCAGAAAAGACTTCGTCTGACCGGCGGGAGGATTGTGGACAAGGATTCTTTTGCCATATCGTCTTTTGAACTGATGTTAAAATCGGGATATACAGCTGATGCCGGCATACAATCCTCTTTGAACAAAGCACTGGCCGAGCTGCCTGTGGGGAAACGGGTTTCCTTGATTATGATGCTCCGCAATTATATGAAAGCAGAAAATACAGATGTGCAGCATATCCTGCGCGTATTCTCATTCAAAGGAATCTTCCCCAAGGCTCCCACAGTTTCCTGCAGCAGGCCGGAAGAACTGATGGAAAAATTAAAGGGGATGAAGCCACTGCAGGTATCGGCGCTCGTTTGCACTCTTTGCGGGATAAAGGGGGAAAATCTGAAACAGGTTCCCAATGTGGGATTTGCCCGGGAATTCTATGACTGTATCCAGAGACATATAGGTTCAGATCTGGGCAACCGGAAGCAGTTTGAGGAAGCGAAAAACAGTTGTACGGCGGAATGCTTTGAGACGCTGCTTGCTGTAAAAGAAGCCCTATGCCTGATTTCCGGCCAGGAATTTCATCTGGCCAAGAAGTCACGGGAGCTTTTGAAGACGATTGATGCCAGTGACAAGTGGAAGGTGCAAAAGGAGAACCAGGAGAAAGCAAGGCCACCCGCTTCAGTATCAAGGGAAGTGACAGAAGAACAGGCAGTGGAACTTGCCCCGGAGATGATGGAATTTGAGGGAGAGGCGGAAGAGCAGTATATCGAGGAGGAAGAAGAACAAGAACAGGAGGATGACGCAGTTTCTAATCTGCCGCTGCGGGACCCGTCGAAAAATTTTTATATCCACCGGAAATAACGGATTGCGTTCTGAGTAATTTTCAGGACGCTTTTTTCTTGAAAACAAACGCCTCCTCAGCTAATGTATCGGCGCAACCTTAAATTAATAAAGGAGGAATTCAGAATGGTTATTCAAGAAAAGGTGCAGAACAGGAGTCTGAAGATGACGAGAGAAAATCTCATCTTCGCAAAAACAATCGGTACTCTGTACACGATAGGAGCCGACAGGAATGTGATTTCCCAAATGGTAGAAGAGACCAAAAACACGGAGACGGATATACTTCCATATCTGCGGGATCGTCTCATGTCGATGAGAAGCGGCTATCAGCAGGCAACAAAGGAACATGAAACCTTGAGCAGGCTGCTGGACGACTGCAATGCGGCAATATCCGGGAATCAAACAAGCTGAAAAAGAAAGGAATGATCATGATGAACAGAAACGAACTTCTTGAAAAAATCGCTCAAATTGTCCTGGAGAATCCTGAACTGAAGGAATCTATGGAAATGCTGATGGGCGGATTGGGCCAAACGGAGGAGGCGGTTACCCAGAAGCCGGATATGATGTATGTACTGGCGTGTAAAGTAAAGGTGCATTCCGAGGACGGGGAGGAGCACTACCATTATCATCCCATTGTCGGGGAGACACTTCTTATGCCCGGAGGAGAATGCAATAAAATCGTAAGCTCTTCGGATTTGCTCAGCCTGCAAAATTCCACGAAAGCGATGTGCCAGTATTATGGCAGCGGCCGATACCAGATTCTTGCCATGAAACCGGAAGAGTTTGAAAAGCTACAGCACGCTTTGGATGAAACGGTGACGTCTCTTATGGACAATATTCACCAGGCAGTAGAAGCGGTTTTGAAAAGCAACTGCTATGTCGCCCAGTGTGCTATTTCCTTTGAAGATATTTATCAGTATATCCTGCGGTCGGTCATGCTCGGCGCGCACGGTGTAATCGGCGCGGCCCTTAGTTCGGACAGTCAGATTATCTCTGACATTTCCGGAGTGCAATATGAATATTCCGAGCTTTCCTGCGGGGATGACGATAAATTGGACGAGGACGACTACGAGGATGATGAGGACACCGACGATTACGAAGATGAGGACGAAGATGATGGGCCGGCCAGGGAGATTTACATCATTCGCAGGGTTTAAAGAGCCTTTGTGATGTGCTCGCCGGCTTTGGATTCCCTGAAACACCTTTTTGAAAAATTAGTTCAAAGAGAGGTATTATTTATGGCATTCGTAAGCACAAACATCAATATCGGGCACCTTCAGGGAATCCTGGTCGGCGACATCTACTCGCCGCGAAGTAATTTGGCTCTGCTTACCATCAAAGTAAAAGCGGAGAAACGGGAACCGGGAACAAACCGCAGGAAACTGCATTTTATCCAGTTTGTCGCCTATGATGAGTTGGCGGAATCGTTTCGGGAAAATGGAAGAGACGGTCAGATCGTATATGTCCAGTACCATTTAACGACCAATGGGAAAAGGGACGAAAACGGAGTGTCCCGTTTCTTCCATAACCGGACGTCGGACCATGCTGTTTTCGGCTCGGTCATTGGAGACGAAAAGGTCAGTGTGCCGTATCTGAACAAAGGATTTTTACAGGGAACGATGGCGGGACTTCAGAAGATCTACAGCAGCAATGAGGATCTGTGGAGTATTCTCGTCTGTGAAACGGTTCTTCATGATTCAGGCAGGGAGCTGCGCCGCTATCACCGCTTTGTATTGAAAGGGGATGAACTGAAGTTTATCGCCGGCAGAAGGAACATCGGCGACCCGGTTTTGGTTGAGTACTGCGTGGAAAGCAGAAAAGAGGAAAGGGACGGCCAGAAAGAACATTATACGGATTACATTTTGACAAATCTTTTATAGGAGGAATCATGCGCAAGACGGTGCAGGCCTGCCTGCTGATTTTGGGATTGATGGCTGCTGTACTTTTGATGATGGATTCCTTTTCAGTTGTGAAGACCGGCACAGGCAATGGCGCGACCATCCAATGGGATGACAACTTCGAAAGATTTTGCTGCGAGCTTGCGGAAGGCTGTTCGTCGGACGCGGAAAGGGTGACGGTCTTCCGAAACTGGATCATCCAGAATATCTCCTACGACGAAGAAAGCGAGGTTCTGTTTTACCAGACATTCCATGTAGGGAAAGTGATGCAGAGCAAGAAAGGCGTGTGCTTTGATTACGCCTGTCTGTTTGCGGCTATGTGCCGGAGCCAGGGAATCCCTTGCTATGTATTGGACGGAACTTATCAGGGCGAGCCGGCCTTCCGCCACGCATGGAACCGGGTGTTTTTTGACGGCCAGTGGTGGAGCCTGGATACCACAAGGGACCATACTGCCAGAAAGGAAGGCGGCAGTGAATACGGAGTGGTCCCCATAGGAGAGGATCCGTTTGCGGAAGACAGCTATTTTTTGATTCATCAGGTTTTCTGATATGGAGAAGATGATATGGAAAGGCAGGGAAACGATGATAAATCCATACGAACTAAAAGATGAACGCGCTCTTGGTCTGATCCAGGGCTATGTGATTGATGTGAAAGACAAAGGCGACTGCAACATGCTTTTGTTCAAGAAAGACACAATGGATCGGGCCTCAGACCTGATTTCGGTCGCCGCATGGGCGCCGCAGGCGGGACAGGACACGCCGGATATGAAGGCGATGACCGACGATGTAAAGGGAAAGTTTATCGCCTGCATTGTAATTATCCGGAAGAAAGAAAAAAATGGGAAGCTTTATACCAACTATGATATGAAGTATCTCATTAAGCCTCCGGTGGGAAAAACAGCTTAAACCACAGCGGGCAGGCCTTTCGGGGCCTGCCATTGCTTTTAAGAAAGGAAAAAGATGGAAGAAAAATCATTATACCAGACGTTGCTTGACCAAGGAGTCCCGCAGACAGATATAGGAAATCACTACAGCGATCTATATGTGCGGGTCACCAGAAAAACCAAAGAGATTATCCAGGACTATATCCAGAGGAACGGCTTAAAAGGAATGCCGGAAGTATTTCGTTCCAATATTGCGGGAGAAGGGTACTGGTACGACATCCCCTTTGCCTATATCCCATTTTGGGAGGAACGAATGAAAAAAGGAAGGGGGCTGGGACGATGAAGATTTTATCCTTTGGCGCAGGCATGCAGTCGACTGCATTGGCGCTCATGAGCTGTGACAATGCGATTGCACAAACATTAGGGCGGCCGGTCCCGTTCCCCAAAGTTCCGGTTTATGACGCGGTGATTATCTGTGACCTTGGCTTTGAGCCGCCATGGGTACAGGCGCAGGCAGATTTTGTAGGGCAAAAGTGCCGTTCTGTAGGGATTTTTTATACCAGCCTTGACGCCCCGCTATACCAGGACCTGATGAGGGATTTTGGAAAACGGCGGGTTGTCAGTATTCCATGGTGGACATTGAGCGATGATGGGCATAAATCCAAGATGCCGAGGAACTGCACGCTGGATTACAAGGTTGGTTTGATCTCCAAATATGTGCGCTGGGAACTCTTGGGCTACAGGAAAGGGCAAAGGCTGAAAGAGGAGGATAAGAAGGCCCATGAAATGCACATGGGATTTAGCGCGGAGGAGAAGCAGCGCTGCAAAGAGAATCCCAACCCCATGTTTGTCAACAGGTTTCCTTTGGTGGACATGCAACTGGAGCGCAGAAACAACTACGCTTACATCAAAGATGTATGGGGGCTGGATACAAAAGCGTCCGCCTGCTGTTTTTGTCCTTTTCACAGAAACTATTTTTTTCAGTATTTGAAACTGCACGAGCAGGAAAGCTATCAAAGGCTGGTGGAGGTGGATAATCTGCTTCGGGACAACTCTCCCAAACCTCCCGTGAATTCCGAATTGTTTATTTCACGCAGCAGGAAACGCCTGGGAGAACTGACACCGCAGGATTGCAACGACGCAGAGTGTTTTGCCTTAAATGGGCGCCTCATATGGAACGGTTTTTAGGCTACAGAAAAAGTTACAGGAGGATTGACGATTTGAACAGGAACAGAGATTATACAGACGTGCTTAAGAACATCATTGATGATGAACTGGAGGGGCGCTGCTCGGAAAGCGAGTGTGCCGTATGGCTCTCCGAGATGGGATTGACCGCAGAGGATCTTACGGAACTTGGATACGGTTATCTCAATGACCTATTTGCGGAAGAGGATGGTGATTGAAAAATGAAGGATTTATTGAAACTTGTACGGGAGTGTAAAGAGGAGCTGGACGCGCTTGGCATTGAATACCGTACCGTCAGGAATTGGACGGTCAATACCCGGTCACAACGCCGGTGGGGACAATGCAAGGTAGTTTCTTCGGACGTATTTGACATCAATATCTCAGTCCGGCTTCTGGCCGACCAGGTTTCAGACACTGCGGCAAAGGACACCATTATCCATGAATTGCTTCACACGGTAGAAGGCTGCTTAAAGCATACGGGAAAGTGGAAAGCGCTGGCAGAAAAAGTAAACCGGGCTTATCCGCAGTATCATATAAAGCGTGCTACTACCGAAGAGGAAAAAGGCTTTGAAAAGACTGCAAGAACGTACCATAAGAACTATAAAATCACCTGTACCAAATGCGGCAGTTCTGTTTACAGGCAAAAGGCCAGCAAGGTCGTTCTGCACCCTGAGCAGTTTAGATGCCGCATTTGCGGCGGAAAGTTTGTAGTAGAAAAGCAATAGAATAAGGCTCTTAGGCTACACCGGGGGATTTGTCGAATCCATTTACTATGAGGAGGAATGAGAGTGAGATATTACAGAATAGGAAGACCGATTGCTCCAGGTACTTATCCGGAACTACAGGGAAATGAGGTCTTAGAGGTTCACAATTACAGTTTCTCAACCTACTGTGAGGAAATTGACCGGAAGGCATGGGGGTACATAGAATATGCATCCCCTTTGCCGCCGGTCCTTGCGGATAACTTTGATCTGACTGCGGACGGCATTGGCTGTACAGGCTGCCTCAATGAATACGCAGATCGGGATATGGATTGCTGCTGGAATTGCAGCAGGAATAAGTATTCCAGAAAAGATCTTTACAGACACCGGAAAATATAATATGGAGAAAAGGGCGAAGATGCAAATGCTTAAACGGGATCTTTAAAGAGATGAAAAAATGGAGCAACAGTCTTGTTGCTCCATTTTTTTCTTGCAATATAAATCCACTCTAGCTATTCTTCCTGCGCATCCATTAAAAAGCAAAGGAGGAATTCAAATGAGATTCAAAGACATGGATGAAGAACGGAAAAAGGTTGATGAGCTTACAAAAGCGCATCAGAATCTGAGACTGGAAGGAGAGAACTATTTGATCCGCCCGTTTCAAGATATGGCTGAAATCGAACGGGAGGGGGAGCTGTTGCACCATGCAATTGCCTATTATGCCATTGACCGCTATGCCAAGGGGAAGGATTATCTTTTCGCAATGCGGAAAGCATCGGAACCGGATACTCCATTTATTTCTTTGGAGTTTTCCTCTGGCGGGAAACTGGAGGAAGCTCGAAAGGATTGCAACCGCAAAGTCACTGACAGGGAAGAACTGGAGTTTATTCAGCGGTTCCAGGAAGAGCTTCTGTGGCCATTCATCTCTCATAGCAAGGAGGGCGTCCAGACTCTGCTGTCCAAAAGGGTTTATGATGTTCCGGAATACCGGAGAGTGCTTGGAATATCTCCGCAGCTAGGCATGAAAATTTCTTCTTTAACGAGGCAGCTGGCGAAAGAGGTGCAAATGTGCAAAGAGTATTGGTGGTGTAATTTTGAAGATCTGCATCTGTTAAAGCTTCATGCAGTGGACGGGATACTGCGAGTAGCAATCGTGACAGACGGAGAGAAATTTATCCTATGTGAAATACCGCCAGAATGCACGAGTATTCAATTCATGGAAATCTAGGAGCGTGAGAAGATGACAAAGGAAGAATTCAGAAGATCCCTTTATGCCAGAAAGGACTGGTACCAGAAGTCGTTGGACATGAAAAAGGGAAAGATCCCATGGGAGAATGGTTATAACTGGCCGGATGGCGATGTGCAGACCTGGGAAGGTGCTGTCAGAGAATTGAAAAATACCCTGGATATGCTGAACTGCATATCTGAGCGGCTGACGGTATCTACTCCTATCGGGTCAATCATTACGGTTCCGAAAAAGGATAGAAACTATCCCGGTGTCCATATCTGCCTGGAAAAGAATGCGGATTTAGACATTCTTGCAACCATAGAGGCCAATCCATTCATCAAGAAGGTCCAAATGGTCTCGTATGCAGTAATTCCAGAGAAACGATAAGGCGAAACGCACCCTGCGGATATCCGGAGCGTGCTAATACGGAGAACATGAAACAGGAGGTAAAATGGTGGAATCAACGGAAGAGAAAGTGATTTCTGAGATTAAGCGCTTGATCAGACAGCATACCTACTGCAGTTACCGGGATGAAGAGGAATGCTTTGTGACGGAAATTTATGCCGATTACCGGGACGAGGCCGGAACAGATATCATTATTCAATGGTGCCGATCGGAAAAACCGTGGGACGCATTCTGGGAATCGCTTGACGAGTGGTATCGGGAGTCGGTATGGGACGAAGAGGACAACGTAATTGCCGCAGTGCGGAAGAATTGGTGTTCCAAATGCCATTCCTATGAAGAGAACGAGGAATTTATTGAGGAGTGGATCCGGAAAAACCTTTCTGTAGAGCTGCCTTCGGACCATTATCTGGAACAGGAAGTATGTGTTGATATCATTGTTGATACCGGTGACGGCAATTACGACTATGTTCTTAATGATGTGTATCCGCACTATGACGGGCGTTACGAAGAAGGGATTCCCGAGGAAGCGTCCATCCTATGGCTTGCCAGGCAGCAGGGGTATTTGAAGAAACAGTTAAGCATGGCGATGAAGAAACAGATTTTTGGTGACAGCAAATTGCTGGAAAGCCTGCGGACGGAAGTGCTCAACTGCTCCAGCCATATGAATGCTTTGACCTTCTTTGTGAAAATGACCGTAAAAGAGTTATTCAAACTGCAGGAGGCCATAGCTGAAAGTGAAAAAGATGAAATAAAGACCGGAAAGTACAGCGCCGTGCAGAAACGAAAGCACTTAAGGCATATGGTTCTTTCCAAAGATACGGCCTGTGGGTTGTACGATAACTGGTCTGGGGCCGGTTCGGTTCTGGAAATTGAACTGGAAAAGGACGTAGTGCTCCCGTTGAAGTTTATCAGCTCAGCATGGCCGGACGGCGGCAGAGGCTATAGCGTGGCAAATGTTTATGGAATCTGTAGTTCGTTCTGGACGGATACAGTGAAGCAAATTGCATAAGGAATTCCTTTGGGAAAGGTACTGTTATTAAAAAATAGGAGGATTTTGTTATGGGACTTCAATTACATGAGACAGTGTATGGAAAAAATTTTTTTGAGTATCAGCTTCCCAAACTTACAGAAGCGATAGAAAATCTGAGCGAAAACATCAAAAGGCAGAAGGATAGTGAAGGAACAGAGAAGGAGGATCTCGCTCCAGAAAAAAGGGAAGCGTTGCTTGCGGTTTTACAGAACCCCCAAAAAGCGGAAGCGTTCGGCAGGCGGATCACGGAACAGGTGGAAACGGACGATGAATCACCAGAAAAGATTGGATATTATGCCGCAAAAGCGATTTTAGACGGCAGCATGGATGACTTGTTGATTGCCATCTGTGGCTGGTCTGTTTCTTCGCTTCTGGATTCCGTAAACAGCGATATATGAGTTCTATAGAAAAAGGAGAGAGAAAAAATGTCAATTTCTAACTGGAACGATTACGGATATGGAATCCGCACGGATAATCTGCAGATCAAATCAGAAGAAAGTCTGGGCGAACTGGTAAGTATGGCGCCAAAGCTGAAGGCAGAAATGGATGCCTATTTCGAAGAACAGGAAATCTCAGAACTGACGATGGAGGATTATCTGGGATACGACACAGAGTATGATTACCAATTAGCATCACTAATGCGGCTGGTGATTAAAGAAGCGGAGGGAATCGATTTAGTTCCCTGCGATGATCTTAACGCATGGAATTATCTTTTGTATATGCCCTCCTATCCATGGCGGATGAGTGAAACCGATTTACGGCTGACGGAAGAAAAACTGGATGAGATCTTTCAAAAGTATTTTTCGGTTGTGACTGATGATGAGATCTCACCGACTTATCTGAACCTGGAAAATGGCGATTGAAAGGAACGTATAAAATGGATATCAGAGAATATTTGAGGGCTTACAGGGTGATACAGAACAGCGGTGTTCTGAAACCACCGTGCCCACGCTGCGGCGGAGAAATGGAGAACGACAATGGCGAAAACGCATTAAGCCGACATTGGGATGTGTATATCTGTTCGGATTGCGGCCGGGAAGAGGCGCTGGCGGACATCTTTGAAGAGGAAAAACCGGTGGAAGAATGGTATGCGGTCAGGCTGCTTGCCTCCAGTTCTGAAATTCCAAGGAAACAAAACGGCTATGAGTTGGATATCGTCAATAAATTAGAGATAACGGACGAGGATATCGACGTTATCCTGTCAATGGCCCTTGATGGCGGGATTACCCACTGGTATTCCAAGGTGGAAGTAGTTGGAGAATATCTTGGCAAATATACGAGCGACCAGATCAGCCGGGGAGGCATCCTTATTCTCCATGATATGGAAGATGGGAAACGATACGAGCTGACGCGGGAAAAGTTGTTATCCGGACTCCAGAAATACCTGCAGGAACATTCAGCTGTGATCTGTGGACAGGGGATAGATACCGGAGAAATTGATGCTTTGGAAGCTGACCGCATTGTTCAGCTTGCCTTATTTGAGGAGGTTATATATGGATAGAGAAAGACAGGATTGGGAGATTCATTATGTTTCCAACAGTGCGCCCTGCATTCGTGAGGGGAGGGTAGAGAAATCATTTCCCGAATATATCTGCGATGCCCATACCCATGGTATGAACCGTTATGGGCATTTGGAATTTCAGGTTGTGATTGATTACGGTCCGAGGAATATCGGTTATCTCCTCAATACGATGGGATACCGGGTCCAGGCTGGAGAAATTTTCCGAAATGGAGATCTGGTAAAGGGATTGCTTAAAAACTACGATGTTCAGATTCGTCAGATGACGGATTCTATGGGAGAACCGGTACTGCGGCTTGTCATACCGGACAAGCAATACCGATGGCCTGAAAATGCGGAGCCGCCGTATCAGTACCAAATGCTGGCAACACATTTACTGTATTTGGACTCGGGAACATCAAACTGACGGGAGGTATCACCATGGAGAAAAAGGTTTTCAAAGCTGTCTTGTATTTAAGGGTCGGCAATAAGGAGCAGTTGTCTGAGAAAGACGTAAAGAGCCGGGAGCCGGATATCAGACAGCTTTTGCGCCAGAACAGGTATGGGGTGATCGGAACGGTCCCCGTTGTAAGCAGAGGCGAAACGGAGCCCCCTTTCCTGAATCCCTTTGCCGGAGAAACCAAACAAAGGGAACGGCTTATAGCCGGCGATATGGCGAACACCAAAAGAGGCTACGGCCAATGCCCTAAGATTGGGGAAAAAGGTGGAAGGAACAAATATAAAAATGATTTTCGCAGTAAAAGAAGAGATAGATGGCCTCAAAACATCCTGAGAGGAGATCAGAGATAACAAGGGCGTTAGCATATATTGCTGATGCCTCAAAGTGCAAGAAAAGGAGGAAATTTTAATGTCAGAAAAGGTGTTGATGTATGCAAGAGTCGGCAACATAGGGCAGATGGCGGAGGCAAGTTTGGACCTTCAACTGCAGGCAGTCGAGGAGTTCTGCCGTCAGAAAGGCTATGAAATCGTCGGGACAAAGACTTGTGTAGGCGGTGGAGAAAAAGCGATTTCTTTTCTCCCTCCTCTTGCTGAAGAAGCGAAACAGAGGGAAGCTACAATGATCGTGACCTGTAGTATGGACCGTTTCACCCGGGATTACGACAGCCTTATTAAATTTGAGGATGACATGAGAAAAGAAAACATCAAAGTGTTGTCCGCAGAGGCAACGACAGAACCGAATGAAATGGATAAAGTGTTACAGGCAATTTTTGAAAAGTTTAAGGAATATGAGAAATAAGAGAGGTGCCCGGCAAGACTTGCTGGGCATCTTTTTTCTTGAAATAGAATGGTTTCCGGCACATATTGTCGGTGTATTTTATGGAAAGAAAAAGGAGGAGTTTAATGCATTAATGTATCGCTGGGCAAGGCCCGGCAAAAGGAGGTTGTTATGCGTAAAGTTGCCAATGACGACCTGGATAAGATGAATCATCAAGAGGTTCCAGTCACTGATACGGAGGAACTTGCGGATATACGAGACGTTAGGATTGATCCCAAAAGTTCAAAAGAAGAAAAACTCCGTTCATTCCTGGAACAGATTAAAAACCCATATCGGTTTCGCTGCGGTAACCATATCGTCCGCGTATCCTTTTCAGAAACGGACAGGACACTGGAGGACTGCCTGGAAGACTATTTTAATTCATTGATGTAGGCGCCTGGCAATGCAGCTGTAAGGCGCCGGAAAGGAGAGTTTATGAGTTTGAAGGTACTTTACAAAGCGATTGCCTACCTGCGCCTGTCAAAGGAAGATGGCGACGAAGCAGAAAGCAACAGCATCCGAAATCAACGGATATTGATAGAAGATTATGTCAAACGGCAGGCGGATATTAAGCTGGTTGGAGAGAAGGTCGACGATGGATATTCCGGAGTGAATTTTGACCGCCCAGGGTTTCAGGAAATGATGGATCTTATCCGCGACGGAAAGGTAAACTGCGTTATCGTCAAGGATCTGTCCCGGTTTGCACGAAATTTCGTGGAATCAGGGAAATACCTTCAACAGATATTTCCTTTCCTGAACGTGCGGTTTATTGCCATCAACGATAATTACGACAGCCTGAAGGCGGACTATCAGACCAACAATCTGTACGTCCCCATTAAAAATCTCTTTAACGACGCATACAGCCGGGACGTATCCATTAAAATGAGGAGCTTCTATGATTACAAGAAGCGCAATGGAATGCCGACCTGTGCCTTTGCCGTTTACGGCTACAGGAGAGAGAAAGGCTCCAAAAAGTTGCTGGTGGATGAGAATGTCGCCGGTGTGATTCAGAGTATCGCTGCCGCCAAACTGTTTGGGCTGAGTCTTCAACAGATCGCGGACAAGCTGAACGAACAGCAGGTTTTGTGTCCGGCGGAATATAAGAGAAGCATTAGTCCGAACTATAAATGCGGGCCACGAAAAAAAGTTGTCTGCAAATGGACTAAAATGGCGGTCAGCAGGATCCTGCGCAATCGTGTTTACACAGGCTGCCTGGAGCTTGGGAAGACTTACCGGCCCAATTATAAGGTCAAGCGTCCGTTTCTGGCCGCCAAGGATAGCTGGACGCAATATGAAAATGCCCATGAAGCAATTCTTTCCAAAGTGGAGTTTGATACGATTCAACGGACTATGAGCGTGGAAATGAGACGGAATCCTCAGGCAGAAACCAGTTATCTTCTGAATGGTATTCTGTTTTGCGCCGATTGTCATCAGGCTATGGTCCGGCGAAATGTTTACAGCAAGGGAAAAAAGTATGTTTACTACAACTGTGCGTCCAACCGGAAAGACAAGAACGAATGTACCCCTCACAACATCAGCGAAGATACGATTCTGAAAATCCTTCTTCCGGTTATCAGAAACCATGTGGAAGCTGTCGTAGAGATAGACGACATGCTGCATTATCTGGATACCTTACCGGAAAGGCAGGGAGCTTCCCGGACGATTGACCGTCATATCAAAGCGTTGGAAGCAGAACTGGAGAAGAACCGGCGGTTTAAGCGGATGGTGTTTGAGAAGTATGGCGAAAAAATCATTGATCAGAAGACGTATCTGGAGTATACGGAAATCTATTCTAAAAAGTGCGACGACCTGGAAGCGGCGATTTCTAAACGACGGGAAGAGCTGCAGGCGGTTCTCACAGCCGGCGCCTCACGCAATGAGTGGGTCCGGTTGTTCAAGAAAAACCGCGGCATTAAAAACCTGAACCGCCCCCTTCTGCTTTCTTTGATTGAACGGGTCGAAGTAGGGGAAGGAAAGAACATTACGGTACGGTTTGCCTATCAGAACCAGTTTGATATCGCAAAAGAGTATATCGATAATTTTAAGACGAAGGAGGCAGAACATGAACTGGAACCAGCAGAGAACAAACGAAGCTCCTAATCCTGTGGCAGGAAATCCGAATATTGCGAAAGTCTATCTGACAGGAGTGTATGTTCGCCTGTCTGTGGAAGATGGGGGCCTTGGAAAAGAAAGCGAGAGCCTACTTCATCAGGAACAGTTTTTGATGCGGTATCTGGAACAGCATCCCGAACTCATATTGACGAAAATATACAGAGACAACGGTGAGACCGGGACGAAGTTTGATCGTCCTGGTTTTTCTATGATGATGGATGATCTGCGTCATGGTGCCATCAACTGCATTCTGGTAAAAGACCTGTCCCGGTTTGGCAGGGACTATGTACAGACCGGAGAATACATCGAAAAAATATTTCCTTTTATGGGAACGCGGTTCATATCCGTCCTCGAAGATTTCGATAACATCAGGCCGAATGCCAGAGATACGCTGATGGTCAACCTGAAGAATCTGATGAACGAAGCCTACGCAAAGGATAAATCCAAGCGTATCTGCTCCGCGTTTGACGCAAAGCGTGCAAACGGCGAATTCAATGTAAAATACGCTCCTTACGGCTATCTGCTATCAGGAGACAAAAAGCATCCATATGTGATCAATCCGGAAACGGCAGATGTGGTGAGAGAAATTTTTAACCTTCGGCAACAGAGAATGCCGGTACGTGCTATTGCCCGCCTGTTGGACGAAAAAGGGTATTTGACGCCAAGGCAATACGCAATCAAAGTTGGGATCCGGAAGAAACCAATGCCGGAGAATCATTGGACGTCGGTGGCGGTCTATCGGATACTTGAAAATCCGGCTTATCTTGGACACATGGTTGTGCATAAAACGGAAGCTCGGCTGTATCAGGGAATCCAAAAGCGCAAGGTGGATAAGAAAGACCAGCTTTTTGTGCCAAATGTCAATGAAGTGATCATAACCCAGGAGCAGTTCGATTCGGTGCAAGGAGTAAAGAAAGTGTCCAAACGGTCATCCAAAAAGCAAAAGGCAAAAACAGAGAATCTGTTCAGAGGCTTCCTGTACTGCGCAGAATGCGGAAGGCCCTTATATGCGGAGAAATCCAAATTAGCCAATGGGAAAGAAATGCGGTATTATCACTGCCCTACCTATCGGGACCATCACGAGAAGTATTGTTCCCATAAAGCTGGTATGCGGGAAGATAAAATCAAAACGGTTGTTTTGGAATTCATCAAGTCGCAGGCACGGCTGGCAGGGGAAATTGAGAGGCGTGCAAATAGTGCTTCGCTGTTTCATCTGGAAGGACCAAACGGCAAGAGCAGAAAAGATACCATACATGACCTGGAGGCAGCTCTTGCTCGGGAAGAGTATTTACTGAAAGATGCGTTCGAATGTTATGTGCTTGGCTCATTGAGTGAAAGCGATTATCTTTTTTCCAAGGCCAAACGCGAGAAGCAGATGGAATCTTTACGTGCCCAGCTGAAAAAAGCGAAAAAGAACGAGGGAAAAGGAATTCTGGAAATGGTGAAATCTAGTTCGTATGTCCAGATATTGAAATCCCTTACGAGAGCAAGGACGGTAACCCGGGAGATGTGCGAGGCATTGCTGGAGCGCATCGATATTGATAAGGACCACAATCTGAAAATTACGGTCAAGTATCGGGATGAATTTGCTAACCTATTGCAAAAGATTGGAGATTTGGAGGCGGAGATACATGATGTCGGATGAATACACAATTGCAAAATACCTTCGCCTGTCACTGGAAGATGGTGACCTGGATGAAGCGAAAGACGAAAGCAACAGTATATCGAACCAGCGGAAGCTACTGGATTATTATATCGAGCAGCATCCGGATCTGAGTGGCGCAAAAATATTGGAATTTGTAGACGATGGTTACTCAGGTACCAGCTTTGACCGCCCCGGAGTGCAGAAGCTCCTGCAGATGGTGAAGGAGAATAAAATCAGTTGCATTATGATTAAGGATTTCTCCCGTTGGGGGAGGGATTATATCATGGTCAGCGATTATCTGGAACAGATCTTTCCGTTTCTGCAGGTACGTGTAATCTCGGTCAATGATAATTACGACAGTGCCACGATCACTTCTACTGCAGGGAACATTGAAGTTGGTTTTACCAATATCATGCATGACATGTATAGCAAAGACCTGTCAAGAAAGCTCTTAGTGTCGAAACGACAGCTGTTTGAAGCAGGCAAATACCATAGTAGTTATCCTTTTTATGGGTATCTGAAGTCCACGACTGAAAAATACCATCTAGAGATAGAGCCGGAAGCAGCGGGAGTTGTAAAAAAGATATTTCGCTGGTATGCAGCCGGCTCTTCTACCAAGGAGATTGCACAGAAGCTCAACCGGACAGACACAATGACGCCGCTTTTATGGCTTGTAAAATTTTGTGGATTTAAACCGCGGTTTGAAAAAGGAAGCACTAAGGGGACCAGATGGACCAGCTCATCTGTTATGCACATTTTGAAGGATGAACGCTATACAGGCAAGTGCATTTATGGAAAGACGAAGGTCGCTAAAATCGGAAGTCGGAAATTAATTAAGCAGCCAGAAAGTGAATGGTTTGTGGTTCCCAATCGGTTTCCGGTTATCATCACGCAGGCTTTGTTTGATAAGACGGCTGCCATCAGAAAGTCCCGAGCCAGGACAAAGGTCAAAAAGGGAGAACCAAGCCCCAGGATTTTTCTTGGCAATATTCGATGCGGTCACTGTGGTTATGCAATGAATTTCCATGAGACCAAGTACCCTTATTATATTTGCCACGCGAGACAGGCGGACAATGATCTGCATTGCCAGGGAACCCGTATCATGGAAAGCGATCTGGCAGAGGTTGTGTTGAATGCCTTAAAGCAGTTCGCCCAGGTTTGTCTCGATTCAGAACGGAGGCTGGAGAAAAGAAGGGAAGTGATGCGAAGCGAACGGGCACAGATACAGGAAAAGATAAAACAGCAGGAGGAAATTGCCGCCAAACTTCTTCTGGAAGGGAATGATTGCTTTGAGGAACTTCTGGAGGGAAAGATTGACGATCAGGAGTACACCACACGAATGGCGGAGAATAACCGAAAGGTTGCAGAATGCCAGAAGCAAGTAGACGCATTAAATGAAGCGCTGCAGAGTATGCCAGAGGTTCCGGATGCGATGTCTGAAAAGACATTGATTGGGAAAATCCTTTCTCTTGAAAGATTGGACCGTAAATTGGCTGATCTGACAGTGAAATGTATACATGTATTTAAGGACGGATCGCTGCAAATCGAATGGAACTTCTCTGGATTGTTTGACTCCATGTTTCCGCAGGATCTGCTTGAAGTCCTGCCAAGAACCGAAACAGTCATGCTGAATCGAACGTGGATCTATTGCTGTACGGTAGACGGATGGGACGAATTGGAAAGAATGCGTCAGGAGCTCTTTGCTTATGCGGAAGGCCGGCAATGGCTGGTAGTAGGGGACTCTTTTGATAACTCAAAGCCTTGTCTGGAGGCAAACGGGTTTCGTCAGATGCGAGACGCTGCAAAACAGGGGAGAGTGGACAATGTTCTTGTTTATACACTAGACGGACTCTCCAAGAGGTCTAAAAATTATGCGAGGTTTCAGCGGCAGATTGAAAAGCGTCATGTCCTTATGTATGACCGCAATGGCAACCTTCTAATAGGAGCATAAAAAGAAGCCGACGACTCTTCTTGTGAAGAGAGGAGCGTCGGCTTCGTGCTGTTTGTGGATGAGTTTTGTGGGATTCTCGTTTATATAAAGTTTGGTGCCGACGTAACATCTCAGTATGTTGACACCGCAGGCAAGAATGCGAAAAAGATAGCGGAGTATATCCAAAATCAACTCAAAGAGGACCAAGTCGCAGACCAGCTGACAATAAAAGAATACGTGGACCCGTTTACGGGTAGCAGGTAA